CTCCAGCTCCTAATGCTGAAGGGTTCATAGTTCGGCATGATGATTGTGATGGAGACCTGGTTGCAAATCCTTCACTAGCCGTGGGCTGCGCTAGTTTTGGTGTTGACGTTACCGCAGGATACTCAGCTTTTGGCTCAATCGCTTATAGCGGTGGAACGTTACGGCCTCTCTGTTTGTTTTATGGCATTGTCTCTAATGTGGTAGACTGTACTGCTACGTACGCGGGCACTGGATGGACATTCAATGGCGGCCCTGCGAGTGTCAGCTTGAACACAGTGCCCATTCCCCTCGGCTCCGGAACTGGACAAATTTCTACATCCGATCTTATTTTTGCTGGCGCAAACGTGGACGGCCAAGGTTCGCGGTACGTAGCCATAGCGACGCCGAACGGTGGCACCGATAGCCCCGCTTTTACGGGCATGTATGCCAATGGTACGCTCGCGTCGCCGACAGCAATTGTTGCCGGCAATAATATCGGTTCTTACGCGGCAGGTGGTTTTGACGGTACGAATTGGAAATTTGGGCGCGGTGGTTTGCAGGTCTATGGTGATGGAACTTGGAGCGGTACGTCTAATCCTACTATGATTCAGCTTACTACAACTGCTGCAAATGCAGTTGTGCAGACGCCGTGGGAGACTATTAAAAATAACGGCAACGTAGGTTTCGGTACAGAAATCAATCCGCAAATCCCTTTTGTCATAAGCAAGAACGTAGCTACAGGTTTATCGTTTCCGGCTACATCATATTTAATGGGGCTGGTCAATGTTGACGGCACGGCTGCCGGCATCGATGTCGATACTTACGGCACAACGGGGGCAGGTCAAGGGAGCTTTGAAAATCAGCGCCGCGCACGCGGGACCGCTGCGTCGCCTTCAAACCTCAATACGGGTGACATTATTTTTCAGATGCAGGCATATCCGTATGTTGGAGGTTTTCCGGCTTCTGGGCCGGCTCGCATGATAATGACGTACAACGATAGCGCGCCGAACTACGGGACGTTCGTTGAATTTGACACAACGCCGGCAGGCAGTCAGACGCGTGCGCAAGCTGCTCGGTTCATGGCTGGCGTCGTGATCGGTACGGGTGCGACCGACCCGGGGGTTAATGTCGAGCTTTTAACACCGCAGGCTTTTGCTAGTTTAACAGCGTGTTCATCTGCTCTTGAAGGTGCCCTCGCGGAAGTAAATAATAGCAACACCGCAACGTGGGGCGCAACTATTGCGGGCGGCGGGACTAATAAAGTCATGGCGCACTGTAACGGGGCAAATTGGACAGTTGCGGGAGACTAATTTATGCACCCGTACGGCAGTCCCGTTTTGGCGCTTATTATGATCGCATTGTTCGTCTGTACACCGATTATCATTACCAAAAACGTGCTCAGAAAAGGCGCCCAATGATTATCGACGCGGGGACAGTAGCAGCCGGGGTTGCCGCCTTGAATCTCGTACTCACAATCGGGGGCGGTGGTTTTTTCGCCGGAAAACTGACGGGCAAAATCCAGCGTATTGAAACCGACGTGAAGGAAACCAAAGGTTTGCTTATCACGTCTGCAGTCGAGGCCGATCGGCTACGACGTGCGGAAGACGACATACAAAATGTCGAAGAAGATATTCGGAATTTGCGCAAAGGCGTGGGCTATATAAATGACGCGAATGCCAGGGGCATTAATCGGGAATACTAGATTGAAGCGCTACCGGCGGCTGGCGGAACGGCACCGACTGCTTGCCAAGGTGCATACGACGTTAGCGAAGTTGTACGAGCGAAAAGCTAGAAAAGCCGGGAAACAAGTGGTATAGTAATTAAGAGGGAAACACAGGAGAACGAACTATGAGCGACCTGAAGAACGACCTCCAGCATATTTTCGACGTGCTGAAGGGCATCGAAACCCGCGCTCGCGGGCTGAAAAACCAGAACCTTGCGGACATCGCAGCGTCGGCGCACGGCCGCGTGAAGCAGCTTATCGACCATCCCGACACCGAGTTGGTCGAGGAAAGGAAAGACCAAGCGCACCCCGGCAGTCCGGTGTATGTCGCGCCCGCGACTGCGGACGAAGCGGTTGCAAAAATGCGAGCCGAAGGCGACGCGGACCCGGAAAATACGGCCCGGATGAATTGGCCGCATCTGTTCGGTCTGACGGGCTCGGATCATCCCGATACGCAGCTTCCGCACCCGAGCGCGCCGTTCCCGCACGCGATGCCGCCCAGCCCGCCACGTGTCCCGCTCGGTGCCGACGGGTACCCGCGTCAGGACCGCTAGAAACCCGAGTAGGCCCCTGCCAGCGTGGCGGGGGCCTATGAAAGCCGGGAACCGAGTGATATGATGCTTTGAACGGCGTCATACAAACCGGACAGAGGCACCATGGGCACTCGATTTCGCGGTCTAAAAACTGGCTTCAATAAGACCGGCAATAACGATTGCGTACCCAATGAAATGGGGCCGCCGGCTACGAAATTCACCGGGCGCGGTGGTGTGCCGGAAGGGCAGTTGAAGCACTATCCCGGCGCGGTGGCGGACACCGGCATGGGCAACCGCCGGCTGGCAAAGTCCAATCACGGCGACGGTGGCGGCTCCAGTACGCGATATTCCGGCAATACGGCTTTCGACAAAGGCCGGTAGGGCTGTACGGATATGTCCGAGAGCCCAGATACTTTTCAGGGGCGGCCGTGCCGTAACGGGCACAGCGGATTGCGGTACGTTAAGACGCGTGGCTGCGTTGAGTGCGGGCGTGCAGCTACTAAAAAGCATCGCGCAAAAAGGGGAGAGATACATACTGCATACATGCGTGAGTACACGTCGAAATGGTATAATAAAAATCCGTCTGCCAAGTTGTGGCACGGAGCTAAAGACCGAGCGGCACAAAAGAACGTACCTTTTTCAATAAGTGTGGGCGATGTTGTAATTCCTGAAACTTGCCCGTTGCTCGGCATTTCGTTATTTACGGGAAAAGGTCGCGTTGGTCCTAACAGCCCTACTCTTGATCGCATCGTGAACGAACTCGGGTACGTACCGGGCAATGTCTGGGTTATTAGTAACGCCGCCAATACTTGTAAGGGTCAGCTAAAAGCCGAGCAGATTTTACACCTCGGCGTGCGGCTGCGGTTGCGGGAGAACGCAATTGTTTTATAGACCAGGGGGATCCTCAACGCGAATCAACAATCAGAACGATACCGTGTACGCCGATTTCGTCGGCGGCGCGACCGGGTGGCTGCCGGTAAGTAAGGGCAATACCATTTCTGTTAATATAGCTCGCGCTTCGTTGGCGTTTGTTTCCGCCGCGTCGAGCACCATCACGCCGTCGCCAGTCGCGCCCGAAGTTCAAGTTATTATGGAAATGAAGGTGTACGGCGGCGACCCGGATGCCTCCGCGCGTCCGATCGATCAATGGCAAAATATCGTCGTTGCCACGTCTCGTCGTGCTCATCGTGAAGGCTGGGTACGGCTTCGCATTGTTAATATCAATAACAGCGAAGGCACTGGCGTTGTCATGGACATGCAGATCGCCCGTACGGGGGACGTTGGTGCTTCCACATGAGCGGTTTCGATCAAGGAACCGCGCAAGGCGGCATCTTCGCCCAAACAAAGCAGTTTGGCTCGATCCTTCGCGGTTCCGGGCCGCCCGTGCCGGGGGCCGGCGTTGTCGGTGATTTATACATTGACGTACAGACATGGTTTCTGTACGAAAAACGCAGCGCGGAAGGTACGGACCCGTGGGGCCACTATTTGTTTGCCGTTCCGGCGCAGTACCAATCCGGTTTGAATTGGTTTAGTTCGTCGCTGCCGACGAACAATTTTGGAGCGAACGGCGATTATTGCTTGCTTTGGGCTGGCTTCAATAACTACGGACTTCAACCGTCTTTCTGTGGCCCGGATGTCAACGGCTACTGGCCCGAAAGCGGTGACGGCTCGGATCTGTTGCTTGATCTGACAAACGCAGGCTACACGATTCCTGCCGGTCTGTCTGACGAAGGGGCACTAGTTCCGTTCAGCAATTCGTGGCAGCTCATCGTTGTCGGCGTCGATACGGAATATCTCTTGTCCATTCCGGTGTCGCAGCTTCCGAACTCACCCGTTATTGAGCGCGGCTTGCAATCAGCGCCGGTTGTTGTGGCTGTCGCTTTGAATCCATTATATTCTGCCGAAGACGAGCATGCCGTATGAGTGGCTTTGACAATGGCACAATTCAGGGCGGCGTGTTTGCGCAGACGAAGCAATTCGGTCCGGTGCTGCGTGGTACGGGCGAGCCTGTGCCGTCTGCCGGCGTCGTTGGCGATGTGTACGTAGACACGCAGACTTGGTTTCTGTACGCGAAGCGGTCCAATGACAAGACGAGTTCGTGGGGCAACTACCTGTTCGCCGTGCCTGCGACTTACCAAGCCGCGTTGAGTTGGTTCAGTTCTGCGCAACCAACAAACGATCTGGGGTCGAATGGGGATTACTGCTTGATGTGGGGCGGCTATCCGAATTATGGATTGCAGCCATCCATCCTGGGACCGAAGGCGGCCGGTGTATGGCCTGCCAATCCTGCGGCAGTGGCGGTTGCGCTTAATCCACTCTATACCGCTGAAAACGAGCATAACATATGAGCTACAATCCAGCGACAGACTTCATCGGATTGTTGCGGCTCGTCGGCAGCGCCGTGCGTTCGGAAAGAATGCCGGGGTTGGATTACATTGTTGTCGCGCTGGCCCGCGCTGGCATGTTCGCTCTTTCGGTCGGGCAGACGGCGCCGACTGTAAATCAGGCGAGCACGTTTTGGTTTCAACCCGCCGTCCCGTCGTGGACGGCTGAAGGCACGCTGTACATCTGGAATCCGGTAGCAGGGCAGTATCAAGTTGCGACGCCTGCGTTGTGGCAAGCATTCTTGTCGCCGTCCGGTTCGGTTTTTCAATCGCTGCCGAACGCGAACAACGTTATTAACCCCGGCGTATCACTTGCTGCCGTACAACGCGCCGCGCCGGCTAACACAGCCGTACAGCTCCCCTCGATTGCAGCGCAGTATCTTACGCAAAAGGATATTGTACTTACCGATTTTTCAACGGGTGTTGCTAACCATGAAATTTTAGTTTCGCCGGTTGGCGGCGCTACGATCATGCAGCAAGCAACATGGAATTTGCAATCCACCGCCGATTACTTGGCGCGTGTGCGTCTCCGTCCGTCCCCCGATCTTAACGCTTGGATACTGATACCATGAAAATGCTCCGTACCGCTGCCGCTCTTGCGTTTTTGCTGGTTTGCGCGCCTGCGCTGGCGCAGCAGACGGCAATCCACTCCGTGCCGATCGGCAAGGGCGCTGGCAACACCGGATTCAATGCCGCAGTACCCAGCACGGCAGGACAGCCGCTTGTCAGTAACGGCCCTTCCGCCGATCCAGGCTTTGGCACTATCGCCAACAGCGGCTTTACGCCCGGCGCTGCCAATACGGTGAAAGGCAGTTTGAATGGTACTACCGTAACCGATCTTCCGCTGCCGAACTGTACGGCTGTCAATCAAGCACTGAAATACGTATCCGGCACCGGAGTTAATTGCAGTGCTGTCAGTACGACAGGCGGCTACGATATGCCGATCAATCTCGGTTTGTCGGCTGTTGCTTCCGGTAACGCGCTTACCATCACGTTGACGCAAGCGAACGGCGCTGCGCCTAGCAGCGGCAGTCCGGTCATAGTGCCGTTCCGGTCTACTGTAGGAACGACAGGCACGATTACGTTTGCTTCCATCACTGCTACGCAGTCCATCACCATCCCCAACGGTGCGACGCTCGGCACGTCTAACGGCGTGCCATTCCGCGTTTGGATTTTTTTAGAGTACAACGCGGGCGTTCCTGAGCTGGCGGTGGCAACGTGCAGTAACCAGACGACTATTTTTCCATGTGCGGCTTGGGAACATACGCTACCAACCACTACAACCATCGGTGGGTCTTCTAACACTGGCGGTACTTTGTACGCCACAGCCGGCGTTGCTGCCGACGCCGTACGGATAATCGGGTTTTGCAGTTTCGGAAGCGGACAGACTGTTGCCGGCGCTTGGGGGAATTCGTGTACGAGTCTGCAAGTGTTCGGCCCTGGCGTCGCAAAGCCGGGCGATGTGGTGCAGACGGCTCCGTTTGTGAACGTAAGCGGTTCTACGGCTTGCACTACACCCGCGTACGTCACGACTGCCGTTAGCGGTCCGATCACGCCGACCAGCGCAGTCAATTTAGTGTTGATAAATGCGGCGGCGTCGAATACCAGCATTACTACAAATGACAGTGTAAAACTTTCGCTTGCCAATAACGGGACCCTGATTGGCCAGCCTTCAACGATCGGCGTGAACGCGGTTCCGGTTTTTTTCGTCATGCTTCACGCGCCTGGATCGGTCACTGCGCAAACTTACGCGATCTATTGTCAAGGTGTCACAGGGAACGGATCTGAAACAGGCGGCACTGAACTGATGCAAGAAATTCAGGGATAGCTAAATGACCAATCCGTACATTGCACAGCAGCGCGCTCAGTTCGCGAAAGATTTGGGCGACCCAATGACGCACGATCAAGTATGCGCCATGATGATAACCGAAGATAGTGCGCACCCGGTGCCGTGTCTTGAAAGTCTGCTTAACCGCATTTTGTATTGCAACTCGCGTGGTTGGAAACAAACAGTTCTTTCCATGCTGCACGGCGGGTTTTACGGCCCGTACAATCGCGGTGTGTACCCCCGGACTATCAGGCAGCTTCAAGCCAGTCCGGCGCTGCAAGCGAAGATGGACGCTGCAATTGCTACCGTGATGGCCGGCAGCGACCTTATCCACGGCTTCACTGACCAAGGGCTGCCTACGGACCCGAACGGGCAGCGGCATCCGCAAATGCGTCTTGGCGGTAATATCTTCAACGATTGGGGCGGCGGTCCCGGCGGTCATGACGGCGCCGAAGCGTGGCGGCAGGCGTTCGAGGCGGCGGCAGCTAAAGTAGCGCCGCCTGCGTCAGCGTCGACCGTAGTCGGGCTGTACACCACTGAGAATTTGCAAATCGCGCTCAATAGCTTCGGCTACGCGCCACCGCTGGCTGTGAACGGACAGTACGACGATCTTACTAAAGCAGCCGTCAAATGGTTTCAGGCGAAGCATTCGCTGGCGGCTGACGGTATGCCGGGGCCGCATACATGGGCGGTAATTGATGCCGCTATAATGACGGGGTAGCAGGGTGCGAGGGCAACTGTGGATTCTTCCTACATAGCTCTTGGGGCCGTAGTTCTATCTGTCCTTAGTCTCGCGGCTCAGTTGCTTGGTAAAAGTCTGTCCATTCGCGAGCACGAAGAATTTTCTAAAAACACCAAAGAACGGCTCAGTGATTTAAAAAGTGATTACCAGCGCGAAAGTGATCGTCTAGAAGATCGCATTAAAACACTAGAGCAGACACGCCCAACAACTGGCGAGATCGAGGCCAGACTCAATAAGAAAAACTAGACTGTTGCTTCTTTGTCTGACAAGTGCTATATGTACAGCATCCATTAACGGGGTGCTTCGACCATGAATAAGACGCAGCTTCAAACGACCGCCGCTCCGATTATTGCCATTGTTGCAGGTGCTTTGGCCGCTAAAGGCTGGCTTGGGCTCGGCGCCGCTGACTGGACGACCATCCTTGGCAGCGTGGTTGCGGTTGGCGCCGTTCTCTGGCCTGTCATCGTTACTCGCGCGCAGTCATTGAAGGACACCGTGGGCAAGATGCCGGCAACTACCGTCGTGACTGACAAGGCGACCGCCGACGCGCTGCCGAACAATCCCGACGTGATCGCCGCGACGCCAGCAATCGTCGCCGCTATCAAGCAAAGTGGCGATGCCAGTGCTACGGGTGCGACGGTACGAGCATCATAACGCGAGCCGCTGGCATACGAGGTCTGCACCTATATGGACAGATTGGTCCCTGAGTGATCTTGGACTAGACGGCGGCTCACCTAATGGTACTCGTTTGAATTTTCCTTGGACCGCGCCGGCAAACCCGCCCGTACAGACTAAAGAAGCCGTACGGGCGAAGCTCTGTAATTTCGATTACTACCGCGAAAAGTTCATGCGTATACGCCCCCGCGAGGGCGGCGAACGCATTCCATTTATATTGAACAGCGCACAACAGATACTTCATGCCCGCATAGAGCGGGAGCGCGAAGTGTTCGGCATGGTGCGGGCACTCATACCCAAAGCACGCCGCATGGGCGTCAGTACGTATATCGGCGGCCGGTATTTCCATCAAACTGCAACTATGTTCGGTCGGCGTGCGCAAGTTGTGGCGCACCGCGCGGATAGCGCGGGTAATTTGCACCGTGAAATTAAGGAGTTTGCTAATGGTTTGCCGCCGGCCGTGCGCCCATCGATCGGCGCTACGAACTCGTACGAGTTGATTTTTGATAAGCTGAAATCGCTGTACAAAGTTGCGTCTGCGGACGGCGGCGACATCGGCCGTTCCGATGATTTTCATTTATTGCATCTGTCGGAAGCAGCTTTCTTCGACAACACGGAAGATTTGTCATCGGGTCTTTTGCAAACCGTACAAGATCTACCGG